AATACCTCCCGGGCATTGTCGCTCGGTGTAGAAGAGATGTCTAGTGAGGTCATCGCTGACGTCTATGCCATCCGTATGGGTTGCGGTAAGGCTGTAGTAGCAGCAATCGGCGCATTGGTAGACCACGGTTGCATCATGACTGTGATGAACGCAATGATGTTCGGCATTGTCTATACCCTGATCAGTGCTATGCTGTTTGCCGGGTCTCTGCTGACCTTAGCATTGGCCGGTGTGCCACTCAGTGTACTGGCAGCAGGTGGGTTGCTTATTTTCCTGGTAGCCACGGTTATCGGGTATTTCATGCCTGGCTTCCATGGGGTGTACAACTCCAACCATCGTCGCTTCGAAGACGCTGTGCGACAATTGATCGCCAAGCTGAAAGAAGTAGAAATGCCAGTTGCCGATAAAGCCGAATTGCTCAAAGATATCGAGAAACTCCTCGAGATCAACAAGACCATCAAGCCATGGTACGAGGGTACTGCCCTTAAGCGCATGCTTGGCTGGTTGCTGAAAGGTTCTGATTTCAAGAAGTCCGAACACGAGCACTTTACTCAAGCACTTGTCAATAACGAAATGACGGTCTTCGCTGAGCGTCTAAAAACCCTCGCATAAGGAGTTAACCCTATGTCGCATCTCGTCCACGTATTGCCTATCAAGAACTTCCTGACCGAGAAAGGTGTGCTCTGCCCAATGGAGCAGTCCCACCTGCTCAACGAGGCTTACATCCGCGCAGCGCTGATGGTCAACTACAGCCACCCAGGTCATAACGTAGAAGCGTTCAAAGCCAAGCTGTGGAAGCAGCTGGAATGCTGGAACCGCGTGTCGCCAGTTAACGCTCCCTACATCCACAACTCGGTGTTCAGCCGTACCAACCTGATTGCTGGCGCCCTGGCTACTTCGGGTACTCTGCCTTGCGCCAAGCAGTTCAATACCTGGCCGCAAGAAGAAGGCTTGGAAGTGAACGTCGCCGAAGCACCTGGTTTCAACGAACTGGTACAGTACCTGTCCAAAGAACTGGAGCACGGCAATGAGTGATGAAGCTGGGGAACAAATCGATTCCTACAAGCAGGTAGGTAACTCGAGCCCCACTGATTCATATCAGCCAGGTTCGGGTAAACAGCGAGTCGACCTGGACGAATACTTCAAAGAGACCAACCAGCAAGAAGGCACTGTAATGATGCAGGGCTTCGAGCAGTTGTCTATGGGTAAGTTGTCCCGCGATATCGCTAAGCAGTTAGACCTCGATGGTGCTAACCGCTATGATCCTTTCCCATCGGAGCGTAACGCTCGTACCGGTGCAGAAGGGTTCTTTGGCTACGTAGCTGAGAAATTCAAGGAAGGTGTTGCAGCTGTTATCCGTTATATCCGTATGGCTATTGACTGGGTAGTGGACATCGTCAAGACCTTCTTCGGTTTCCGTAAGTCTGCGCGTATCAATAAGGAGATCGATGACTCCTTGGATGATCTGAAACAACAGTTTGCTGAGACTCTCAAAGGTCTGGGCTTCCCTGCGGCTACGTACAACGTAGAGGCTTATCTGGGCGAGATGGCTCCAGGCAAGTCTCCGGTCACCCAGCTCCACATCCTTAAATCCAAAATGGAAAAGGATATGGACTCGATCAAGGGCCTGCACACCGCACTGCCTTTGCTCAAGGATGCCGTGTCCAAACTGAATCAGGCTAGCAACAAAGCCGACCAGGCTGCTCGTCGATTCAAGAAGACCTTGAAAGAAGAGCACAAACAGTTTGTGGCGCGTCGTAGCCGTGGTGAGCAACTGAGCATGGGGGATTCCCCTGAAGCCGTGCGTGTAGTTAAAGGCATCGAGGAAGTCAAGGCTAGCCTGGACGTCCAGCCTATTACTGTCGTAGTCGGTAAGGTCTACGAAGAACTCTACAAAGTCAGCTTCACTAATGAAGAACTGACCGAAGGGTTTGACAAAGTCCGTGCTAAGCTCAAGCAGGATATCCACACGCAAACCATTCAGTTGGCTCCGCAGGATATCCCACAACTGTTCGTTAACATCCAGGCACTCAACAAGCGCTACCAAGAGATCTCCGACAAACAGTTGGACCTCAGCGGTATCAATTGGAAAGAACTGGGTGAGTTGATCGACAAGTCTGATGCAGACAAAATCGAAGACATGAACAGTTTCTACGGTTACACCAAACTGCCTAAGCAGCACCAGCTTACTGCTGAGTACCAGCGTATGACCATGGAAGTGCGGAACTTTACCCAGTTCTGCTACAGTGTGTCGCAGTCGCTGAACGTGGTGCAGAAGCAGATCATCAACCTGGTGGAATGGCACAACCGTACCTATGCTTACTACATGGGTGGGGTAATCGGTGACCTGGACATCATGATGGCCGCAGTTGCTGATGCCAAGGCACACGGGCACAAGCCGTTGCTGGATAAGAAGGGTCGTCCACAGCCTTTGATGTTTATCAAGGATGCGGATGCTAAAACCTTCATGGAACGGGCTAGCGGTACACTGCATGCAGTGATTGAGCCCAACCTGAAGGAACTCAAAGAAACCTACAACAACTTCGCCCGTCAGGTCGGATGGAGAAAAGCATGATCTGGGATACCTTGAGTACCAAGAAAGGTATTGCCGACACTCGTATTCGTGAAGCTCAAGAATCAATGGGCATGATCAAAGAAGAGTTAGGCCGTGGTGTAAGCATGCCCATTGCTCGCACCATTATCAAGACCATCTGGGGCGAGTCTAGCGATGCCAAGAAGTTACTGGCGCGCCTGGTAGTTAACTTCCCCCGCGAGAACTCCAACACCATCATGTACGCACCGCTGCCGCCTTATGCAGTGGCTAACCTGCTCGGCGATATGAAACCCGCTGTGGAGTACGTACTGGAAGCGCACGAGTATATCGAGCGCACCGTAGGCGTGGTGTTGGCCAAGCTTAACCAATTCGACATCAATGACCCAATCGGTCTGGATGCTGTGAATGAGTTCCGTAAAAACGTACTCACTTACATTGAAGGCGTTAAGTATTGCTCGTTCGAGCTTAGTGTTGAAGAAGTAGCCGAGACCCCTACCTGGAAAGACTACATTGTCAATTCCCAGTGTATTGAAGACGGCGACTACCTGATGCTGACTGAGTTCGATACCGATCTCAAAGCAGCTCATAATCGCTTCCTGGAACGTCGCAACAAGGACGTGCATTACACCGATGACTACACCAGTCTGCACGGCGTGAAGTGGGAAGCTGACCGTTACCTGGCAGAGCTTAACATTACCCAGCTGTTTGCTGAGTATTTGAACGAGCTCGTAGTCAAGCTGGAAATCGTGTTGGAAATGTAATCCTTACCTACCCCTACTCCCTTGCGGGAGTAGGGGTAGTAGGGGTTGCTATTTGATTGTTACCATATTTACGTCGTGAGGCATGAACGTTACATCTACCGCTTCTTGTACCGAGATCAACTGGTCACTAGTAAGACGCAAGACTTTACGCACACCGAAACCGGTAAGCGCGTCTTCGTTACTGATGATGTCAATCGTGGAGTCACCAGCCAGTGCCGACAGTTTGAGACCACGTACGTCTTCTGGCGCATCCGCCAACAGAATAGTAGTAAGCTCAGCAGTCGAGATCTGAGTAGCCCCAGCAAGTGTCTGGTTAATCAAGCGCGGGCTTGCAGCCAGTAAGGACTCTTTGAGGTTCTGGTTCTTGTAGCCAGTCTCCGAAAGGTAGTACACCAACACGAAGCTAAGGTCTTGCTTGAGCGCCATCTGGTAGTTACTGTTAACAACGACCTCCTGCGATCCGATCTTGCTACGTGGTTGATAGAACAGGCCGGTACGGTCCAACATCAGTGTGTCGAAATACTGCATGTCGACGTTAATGACGTTGATGAAGTGGTCCTTGGTCTCTTGGGCGAACTCCTTATCGTAATCATCACGACTGAAGTAGTAAGCACCATCGAAACCAATGAAGTCGAAGTGGTATAGGAGATCACGAGGAGCCAGTGGAACTGGGTTACCGTTCTCGTCCATGACGATATCGTTCTTCAGGTACTTCAGACGTGGCTGACCGTTAGGAGCGTATTCGATGTCACCTGCACGATGCAGGATAATCACTTTGCCCTGGGAGTCAAACACCAAGTTACCAGTTTCTGGGTCGCGCTTAAGCTCATCGACTTCATAACGCTGTGGGATATCGGTCTCATAGCGTTTGTACTGACCCTCACCAACCAGTGGCCGGATACGGCTGTACAGGTTACCCAAACGTTTACCCAGGGTTACCGAGTAGGAGGTCTCAATGATAGCCAGCTGCAGGTCTTCAAACATTGGCTGTTCGATTTTTCGGTCGCTAGGCGTGTCAGTACTAGCAGGGTCGCCATCCATTGTGAAAATGAACGACATGTTCAGATCCAGTGGAGTACCTACACTGTACTGCTTCTGACCAAACATCCACAGGTTGGTGAAATAGATTACGTCGTTAACATCAACGTCGTAGTTGGTATCCAGCTTGAATTGCCAAATACGTTCGTCGTTCTCATTCAACCCGAAGAATGTACCACGCACACTAGCCAACGAGATCGAGTCAGTGATATTCGTGCACAGCTGGATTCCGACCGAGTCGTTCTCCAGTTGTTTGTACGACTGACTGGACTGAGTAACCAGGGTAATGAGGTAGCCATCATCCTGGTGTTCGATATCAATAGAACCTACACCGACCTCGATACCCAACGCTTCGTTCTCAGATACGAAGGTCTGGTAGTTAAGCTTTGGTTCATCCAGGTGGTAAGTACGCAGCACCGCTTGGTTGTTGGTAAGGTCCATCACGTAGTAGAACGGGGTGTACACCAACGTACGGTTAGCAATGAGTTCTACCAGTTCCTCGTTGGTAAGACCCAGGTAACGGTTCTTGACCACACTGGTTACCAGCTGTGTAGTGTAGTCGGTCACGTCAAACAGCACGTTGTGTGGAATGGTGATACGCTTACCGTTGTCCAGTACCACACCACTGTTCACCAGTTGGTTAGCCGAAGCCAAGTGGCTACCAACAAAGCAAGACATGGCACTGTAGAAACTTTTGTTCTCCTGGATAGGCAACTCTTTAGTAATCGAGTACTGACGACCGGTGAGGTAGTCGATTACCTTAACCGAGTTATAGCCAGAAGCTTCTACGGTACCTTCCAGGTTATTGTTGGTGATCGGCAACGTACGCAGGCGGCGACCCAACAGGAAACTACGCTTGATCTCCAGGAATGGAGGAGGTGTAGTACCACCGCGGGTAGGAGTCATTGCACCCCAGGCAATCGCACCAGAGTTACGGATACCTTCCGAGTACTCGCCCAGACGACCAGCGCCATAACGGTAGTCTTGGTAGTTAACCTTGACTTCCTTCAATGGGATCGAGCGGTAGTCTTTGTTCAGTTCCCCCAGCGTGGTGTAAGTGTAAATACTGATAGTACCAACACCACTACCATCCTGGATGTAAACGTCCGGGATCTCGTAGTTGAAGGTCTTATTAGTAGTGTCAATGTTCAACGCCAGCGTGATACTGTTCTGGTCGAACACGTCTTGGTCGAACACTACCTTGATCTCTTGCTTAACGTTACTGTTGGCACGTTGGATAAACGCACGTACGTTATACAAGTTATCGGAGTAGGTGATCTGCCCACGGCAACCAGACGAGGCGTTGGAGGTCAGACCTTCAGTTGGGTTACAAGCCAGCTGACGAGCAGGCACTTGGATAGTCAGGAAGTTAACACCGTTCTCGGTCTTGAAATCCCGTTGCAAGATATTCTGTTGAACAGGCGCTTGTGGGTTAGGGACCTTCTCGTCGTAAACCACCTGGTAGCCTGACGAGTCACGGAAACGAATCTCGATACCGTTCTCGATAGCAAAAGGAATACCGTTGAAGTAAACCTCGGTGTCTTTTGGGAACAACAGCACACGGTACTTGTTGGTGATTTTCCCTACCGTTACGGTTTCTTCTTTTGCTAGCTTATTAAAGGCATCAATCTGAATACCCAGTAGCAGCGTACAACTACTAGGCATACCAAACAGACCAATCTTTTCCTCGTCACCCATGTGCTTGGCCAGCTCGGAGATATTCCGCGCATGGTCGGGGAAAGACTTGCTGATCGAATCGTCGATACGGTTCAGCACACCGTGGGTGGTACCGAGGATCAAGTCGTATGCCAGAATAGCCGGGTGGGTCTTGCTGTTCAGCTGGACACGCTTGTTAAAGAAGTTGTTCTCGACATCGTTGATCAGGATGTCAATACCACGTTCGGGGTTATCCGCTAACGCGGTTAACTGGTCTTGGGTGATCGGCATTATTTAGCGCTCCAGTATTCCATTTCCATGTTCAGTGGGTTGATCCATGGATAGGCGTGGTAACCGCCCGCAAAGTACTCGGCCACATCTAACTTCTTGTAGTTCTGCTCCCGCAGGTCGGGACTCATGTTAGGATTGAACGCCAGAGTAATACGGTTGAACCGGTCCACTACTTTAAGGTTGTTATACCGGAACCCAACACTAGGGAACCGGATCTCGAGTTCGTCCTGCCCCTGACCACGCAAGGTGTCTTGGGTACGGTCTACCGCACTGAATGCCCCACTCGGGAAAGTGTTAGGCCAGCAATAGAAGTTGTTATAAATGCCCTCAACGTTACGCATGTTTTTATTCATGATAACGGTAAAGATAGTACAGTCGTAATCTCGGTAGTTCTGAATCAGTGCTTCCGAGTAAGGCTCCATCCCAGTGTCACCTGTAGACACACCATCAATGTAGTGGTTCCACACATCGAAGATAGTAGCCAGCAGGTTATGCTTTAATGGATAGAACGACAACGACATATCGAAGTCACCGTTGACAGCTAAGATGCCGTCGACGTATTGGTAGACCTCTTTACGAATACCTGGCGTGCTACGAGCTACGTTAAGACTAACGTCTGGGAAGCCACTGCACACTTTAACCAAATTACTAACTGGAGCGATCCATGGATAAAGTGGGTCAAGCCACTCCACCAGACCACTGTTGCCCTTAGCCCAGTTAGGATCCAACAAGCCTTTAATGTACGAGTTGAGACTGTTTTGTGGCGGGCTGATATAAGACAGTAATTGCGGGTGTTCTTCGATGTTACTGTCCGATAAATTCAAGCACGGACGGTTCATGAAGACTAATCCTATGGTGTCGTCGGGGATGGGGGCCTGTTGGTTCCCAGGGCCCAAAATCCTAGCTCCGCGCAACAAGTTAACGAGGACTGACCGATAACCAGGCCCTCCGTTCTCTCGCAGTGCAAAGTCCATGTAGTCTTCGAAAGACTGTGGAGTTAAATTACTGGCAGGTTTTGCGTTACCTGGTGTTCCGTCAAACCAACCACTCGTTGGATTATCTGCCATAAACGATTCTCTTAAAAATAGAGGTAAACCCAATGATCTCCGCAGCGTTGAACCTGGGATCGATGTTTCTGGGCCTGGCTTCCAGAATCTACCCCGACAACAAAGATATCGGGGCCGTAGTAGAGGCTACTGGTCAAGCCAGACAAGCATACAATGTGGTAAGTACGCGCTCGGTACACGAGAGCGCAAACCGTGCAATTATCGCCCCTATGGTGGTAATTGAGGCCGCTAGCATCCACCAAGAATACATGAACGATCTCATCCAGATCGTTAACCTGCGCGACATCGTCGCTACCCTGACCCACCTGTCGCTGGAGTCTTCGGTAGCCATGGGTGTCAAGGTTTCCAACCTCATCGGTTCGGTAAACCCTAAGCGTGCTGGTCTCATGGCATTGGCCGGTATTGAAGCGTACGACAAAAATATCAAGACCAAAGAGCAGAAGGAAGAGGAAGAGAAAAACTTCGTTCCTACTATCTCGGTCAACGGTAAGAACATGCCCGACCTGAGTGAGTACACTCCGCTGGCTGTTGGTCGTACGGTAATCGCTACCCTGCCTACCGCTAGTGGTAAGGACATCGAGTTCCCACTGACCTTCCGTCAGATCCCGGTACCGGTGAACTCCAGTGACCTGACTCGTATTTTCTCCTCTGCCAAAAATGACGATTCCTTCTGGGGTCGCTTCACCATGGTAGAAACCAAGGAGATCACCATTCCTGATCTGCTCTCTGGTAAGGACATTATCAAAGAGCGCTTCAAGATCAAGAACGAGGACATGTCCGGGTATTACCGCGAGGCCATGAAAAACGAAGCAGGCAACCGTATGGAAGCCGTGCGTACCGGTGTGATCTCGGTTAACTCGTTGGCCAACTCGTTCATTTTCTCGCAGGACACTGCCAACCAACTGGAACTGTCCATTGGTCGCCGGTTCTCCGATGCGAACTCGCGTAATGAAATCTTCAAGGCCGTCAAAGCCAACACCATCGTAGTGTGCAACGAAGACCGCGGCATTTTCACTTTCTACACGCACGGTCAGTCGCGTCCTGAGGTTTACACCCGCAAGGACATCGCGCTGAAGAGCAAAAAAGATATGGGCTCGAGCAGCTTCGCTGATCTCGTCAAGCTGCTGAACGGGGGTATGTAATGGATATTCTGTCTTACACTGGTAAGGTGAAAACCTTCACCGAGTCGGAACTGTACGGTCTGCTGGCCGCTATCAGCGTAAGCGTAAACGATCTGCTCGGCAACATCGACCAGCTCAAAGCCAACAACATGGATGGCGTGATCAACGGTATCGCCGACGAGTGGTACCTGACCAAGGCTATCCACCGCTACACCCAGGACAAGGGTTTCCGTGGTTCATCGTTCCTGCACAACCTGGAGTTCGGTCTGTCGGCTATCAAGATCGGGGTGATGGCGGTTGAGAAAATGGTTCGTCATTACAACACCAAGGTGTGGGATGGCAAGCTGGTTACCCTCAAGCAGGCTAACATCCTCAACCTGGTAGAACACTTCTATTTCTGGGGTGAGTACACCAGCAAGATCCTCGATGTCCTGCTGACCATTCAGCTGAACAAGGTAGACCCAGCCAAGTACCTGAGCGGCCACGACCAGAAATGGTTGAACGGCACCCAGGAGTTCTACAAGCACTTCACCGTCGAGCTCCTGAAAGGCAGCAAGATGATGATCTCCACCCTGGAGAAAGTTCCAGACGCAGAGATCTCCGAAGTGTCGATCGACGTGCTCGAGTCCACCACCGGTAAGAGCGCCACCGATATGGTCGGTAAAGGTTTTGGTATCCACAACCTGAACCCACTGTTCTGGATCGGCCTGGGTATGAAAAACATCAACCTGGCTCGGATCGACAACATGCGTGCTAAAAACCAACAGCACGCCATGAAAATCTCCCAGGCTATCAACCGGCGTGATGGCACCAATGATCCTCAGATCGATCGCACCATTGAGATCTATCAAGAGAAAATCATCAAGAACGAACACGCCATCGAGCAAATCATCCGGAGTTACGACTGATGACCAGCTTCCGTATGGGAACCAACGGGTTCTTCAACGACCAGGTTACAGATGCGGAAGCCACAGGTCTCTTCCGTAATTTCGTGGCCTTGCGTCGTGATGCTTACGTCGATTTCAACGTGCTGCTGAAAGGCTACACTGCGATCGAAGTTATTCGCGCGGTACGTCGTCTGACTGGTGATGACTTTGCTGACTGGATGCGTGTTAACGCTGAAGGTCCATTGTCTGGCCTGGTGCGGGATATCCTGAACTACCTCAACGGTAAGATCGGGCACATGTCTCTGCGTACAGCGATCACCATGCACGAAGAACGGCTGCGTAATGCCAACCATTACCACGACGCTGTTTACGTTACCACCAGTCACGGCAGCAGCTCGATCGACCCACTGATCAAGCAAGGCCTGCAACTGTACCACTTCGACCTCTACCGCTTGATGGCAGGTGTCGGTACCTTGGAAGTAGCCAGGATCTTCCTGCTCTTGGGCGGAGGCACCTACTATGTCGAACAGTGATCTGCAACTAGCTGCTGAAATGGCGGTGATCTCCACGGTTAAATCTGCTGAGTTAGTAGAGAAAGCCAAGGACACTGCCCAACTCCAGCAGCTGCAAGAAAAGCTGGATGGAGACAAAGACCGGGTAACAGTAGCCAAGAAGGTATTGGTGTCGTTGAATGACCACGGTATTAACCTTACCCTGGCCAAGCAAATCGACAACCAGCTGACCCGGTCCGATGTAGACATCCCCGCAGACGATCTGGGAGACGTCCAGGGCTTCGAATGCCTTGGTCGCAGTCTGTCGCCAGCGGTATTCCGTAAAACGCGTATGCAGGGCTGTGAATCGTTCCTGGGTGACTTCTACCGTAAGGCTAAGGAAATCACTGCGCACATCAGTATTGGCTTCCAGGAGTCTTACCTGCTGTTTACTCAGTCGGTAGACTCCCTGAATGCTTTGCTGGACCTGCTGGAAAAAGACGTCGAGTCCGCCGGTACGTTTAAGGCTGGTACTGACACCATCCTCCTGGGCACCCGCCTGTTCAATCTGTTCAAGATTGGCGGTAAGGTAAACGAGGACTGGATCGGTAGTGTCACCAAGCTGAATGCGACTATCAATGCGCTGAGCAACAACTACTACCTGGCTAGCAACACGGCGTTGAACAACACTGTGCGCTATTTCGGTGGCTTTGCTGACGACAACGATGACCAGGCTGTGCAGCGTTTCCTCTTGCTGCCTAAAGCTGTGCCGTCGAATCGCTTCAAAGAGTGCTCGTATCCCAATAAGGAGTTCACCACTGGTAACGTGGTGGCTAAGCAGTCCGTCGAGTTGATGGGCGGTGCTTACTTCTTGGACAAGCGTAATGAACGTAAGAACACCAACCCCACTAACGTGGAACAGGTGGTGGGCTACGTCCATGCATTGATCGACCTGGATGGTGTGGAGTTCTTCAACAGTTCTCCAGTTGAATACCCGAAAATCGGCACCGAGATCAAGACCCTGTCGAGTGACACTATTCGCAGTCTGGTCAAATCCCTGCGCGGTACTTTGGTTAGCTGGCGTAAAGCTGCTGACCTGATCGACCGCTACAAAGTGGATGACTCGGAGTTCAACGACGTCATGCGGGGTATCTACGAGTCGCCGATGTCTGACGAAATGAAAGACAAGGTACAGACCGCATTTGCCTCGCTGGTACGTAAGAACCAAGTAGACCTGCTCACTAACCGTGCGGCGGTAAACAACTACCTGGTCCTGGTGTTCAACGGACTCATCGAAATCTGCAACACTTCCATCACCGCTAACCTTTCCGACTAGGAGGTTACATGAGTGAGTTAAAGCAACTTTACATCCAGGGCATGGAAACCCATTTGGAGCTGCTAGAGTTCAATAACGGTCTGCAAAAGCTACACGTGGCTGTCCACGAAGCAGTAACCGGTAATGAGGCTCTGACAGAAGTATTGGGGACCCTGGTAAATGGCATGGGTAGTTTGGGTGGTGGTCTACTTACTACTGTTGGTTGGGTAGGCGGTAAAACCGTTAGTGCCTTTGCCAACGTACTAGGTGGGGCTGGTAACTTGTTGTCTAAGGCTTTCGCTGATAACGATGTGTTGATCCGCAAGATCCTCCAACAGTTCTCACGGTCTGATGCTCACGAGGTCAAGATCACTAAGGATAAGCTCAACCTTATCACTAGTGGCGGCGACCACGAGGACATCAGTAAAGACCTGGACACACTGCTCCATACCCTGGAGTTAGTGGACAAGCACGCCAAGGCAGTCCTGGACCATTTGGATGCACGTATGGGTGTACTGCGTGGGTTGCGTAATGCAGATACCACCGAAGACCTGTACGAGATCATAGATAAACACAACGCCTTGAAGTACCCGGTGCTTAACTTTAGCCACCATAGTGGTAGTGAGTACAGCTCCGATAAGCTGCCTGGCGGTAAGGTAATGGTGTTCGATGAATCGAATACTAAATATCTTATGAACGGGGACACTACAGCTGGGTCACCAGCGACTGTTGAAATGTCGAAATCTGATGTGAGCTCTTTGCTCGTTAGACTCGATAAAGTCAATGGTATGCACAAACGCTTTAAAGCGAACTTTGAAAGTTATCTGGGTTTCATCAAATCCTGGGGCGACATGGTGAAAGCTGTAGAGCCTAGCTTAGGTAATTTGGACAAGGTAAGTAAGAGCGCCCTGAAAGACGTTGAACGTTTATTAGGTGGTGATTCAGATGCTCTCGCATTTTATAGCGGATTCACTCCTCGGGTGATCAGCTATACTGACCGGTACATTCATGGTGTGCTGGGTGTCTTTGTGTGAAACGTTTCCAAACACACTTTTCCTTCGTTAACGAAAAAGGGTAACAACATGGATCCTCTCCTGAATTACATGGGCGCCGAAGAACTGGGCCTGAACGAAGAAGGCCAGCACTCCGAAGTCGTCGGTGACGTGGCCGAGGCGCAAGTAGCGACCGAGATCGCCGAACTGACCGCGGTCATCGAAGAGCAAACCGCTGAAATCGAAAAGCTGGCCGACCACGTCGAAGCCACCGAAGAAGCGGTTGAAGAGCTGGAAGAAGCTGTAGAAGGCATGGAGTCGATGCTGAACTCCGGCAACTTCAACTCGATCAGCTTCACCAACACCTACAACCGTGCTCTGCGCACTGCCGCCAAGCTGGGTTGCGAGTTCACCGGTGAGCGTGTCGGCGCCGAATCGATGGGCGACATCGCCAACGCCAACCTGATGGCCCGTGCTGGTATCGAAGCTATCGGCGAAACCCTGAAGAACTGGGGTACCAAAGCCGTCAACTTCATCAAGCACATCTTCAACACCATCATCAACTTCTTCGTCTCCATCGTTTCGAAGGCTGATGGTCTGCAGCGTCGCGCCGAGCAACTGCGCAAGCGCATCAACGATGGCGCTGCCATCAAGAAGAAAATCAAGCTGGGCGGCTGGAACGTCTACATCGACTACGCCTCGGCTGGCCTGGGTGGCGTCTCCAAGCGCAACAAAGGCACCACCGCCGGTACCGACGCCGGTATCGCTGCTCTGGTAGCAGAAGCTGGCAAAGTTGATGGCATCGAGCTGGGCGGTGTGAAGTCTGCCTACGGCACCCTGGTATCCGGCCTGAAAGCCGACGCCACTGCCTTCGGCAAGTACAACGCCAAGAAGCAAGGTTCCAAAGACCTGCTGGTCTCGCAGTCGGCCGGTGTTCGTCTGGTCGCTTCCTTCAGCGAGCCTACCATGGAATCCCTTAACGACGCCGCTTCGGCCATCCGTTCGGTTTCCCTGTCTGTTGGCAAAGCTCCAGAAGCCAAGAAACTGTCCTCGGGCGAAGTTGCTGCCAAGGCTGACAAGTCTGGCCTGATCTCCGCTCTGGACAGCGTCAAGGCCAAGATCGCCGCGATCCGCGAGAACAAGCTGAAAGGCCAGTTCACCAACACCACCCGCGACCAGATCATCGGCAAGCTGAACAACGTCAAAGCTGCTGACGGCGACAAGTCCTCGGAAGTCAACGGTAAAGTGGCCATCGTTAAGGCCGTCTTCGCCCTGGCTGCCAAGCTGACCGCTGTTGGCGAGCGTGACACTGTCAACGTCGCTGGCGCCACCCTGGACGCCGTTGCTGCTCACCTGGGCTTCGGCAAGGAATAAGCTTCGGCTTAACCCTTAA